TCTATAAGCATTAAATGTATAGTTAGTGTGTGTCATATCATAAGGACTATAGTTTACACTTTGACTGTAAGTTATGTCAGGTTGATAAGGAAACAATATACCATTGTGTTGCCTAAGTGGGCTCGCTGGTCCATCAAAGTAAAACTGATTGCGAGAACTTCTTTTAGAAACGCCTCCAGGTGCAAGTGTAAGTCTCGCTCTATTTTCAGCTAGCACTGCCATTTAGTTTTCCTTTAATAAATTCGTACACTTGTTGATTAATACTTCCAAAAAATTCTCTGAACTTCATCATCTTTTGATTATCGTTTAGACTATCATTTTTCATTGCGTTTCTAAAATCAGTAGCACTCATGCCACCTTCTTGTATTGGTACTTCTAGTATATATCCTGCTTGATCACCTGGAACCATTTCTGCTCCTGGTTCATAATCTCTGAGATAGTTTCCGCCTTTTAGTCTCCCTGCGTCTTTGGCACTGAACACTAATACAATTGCAGTGTTAGCAGGGTTTTTGCCTGTTAAACTAACATCAGGTCTGTATGGACTAGTTTGTACAATTTGTTTAGCAGGTATACCAAACATGTTTTGCATAATGCCAGTTTTTTCTTCATAACTAAATGGATCCTTTTCAGGCGTTGCATTCTTGGCTATTGTAGTAGCGATAAATACGTTAGAGGAACCAAACTGTTCCACTAGATCCATATAAACTTTATGATGACCTTTGTGCATAGGCTGAAATCTACCGCCATAAAAAACAGCAATATCCGTAGCCACATCTTCTGTCAGTTGTACATATCTCATTGGATTCTCCTATATATGTATTTATAGCTGAATTAAATGCGTACTGATTGACATCTTAGTTTATTGACATTATACTATAGAAAATAAGGAACTACAATGAGGAAACAAAATTATTTAAACAACAAAGACATGCTCAAAGAGATACACAAAAGTAAACTTACCTTTTGTAGTGTTATAGACGACGAGTATGCAAGATTCGATGTAATAGTAGAAACTATTGAAGATATTAATAATCCCGAATTTATACAGTTGGCTAAAGAAAATAGAGCGCATCAACTGAGTGTGCAAGCATACGAAGCTGCATTCTATGAATGGAATGATGGTGCTCGTAAAGCTAGTCAAAAACCCAAACAAATTAGTCACAAAATAGACCCAGACACAATTGAAGAAAAAAGTCTTGTGTTTAGATTAATGACATTTGATCATGTACCACTAGAGCCTGGCAGAAAAAGCAAGCCTAAAACTGTAGCAGATCATCACAGCAAATGTAACTTCCCTCCATTTAAACACTATGCATATGTAAATGGTGATCTCAAAGAATGTGTTAGAAGTCACTGGGAAGGTGGACTTGATAACGGAAAGTTCAATACACAGCATGGCAAGATCACAAACAATCTAGCAAAAATGTATATTAAACTGTGTGAACGTTACAGTATGCGCAGTAACTGGCGTGGCTATACATATGTAGACGAAATGCGTAGTCATGCACTGCTACAACTAAGTCAAATTGGTCTACAGTTCAATGAACTTAAAAGTCAAAACCCATTTGCTTACTACACAGCCGCAGTTACCAACAGTTTTACAAGAGTGTTGAACTTGGAAAAGCGTAATCAAAACATCAGAGATGACCTACTACAACAAAATGGACAAATGCCCAGTTGGACACGCCAAATCGAACACGAAATGGCAGAACGTGCTAAATGGGACGAACAAGTCGACAAAGAACGCAAAGAACACGGCTTCAACGTTTAGGTTGACATCCTCAATTATCGACAGTAGTATAAGAGAAGTTATAACTTCTTTGAACGGAGACCCATGACATTCTTTAATAGAGCCGCATGTTTTACAGACATACATTTTGGCAACAAAAACAACAGCAAACAACACAATCGAGACTGTGCTGACTTTGTAGATTGGTTCATTGAACAAAGCGAAGATTGCGAAACTTGCATCTTTCTTGGAGACTGGCACCATCACAGAGCAAGTGTAAACGTTAGTACACTCAATCACAGTGTAGAGAATGTAGGCAAACTAAGTCGTGCATTCAAACAAGTGTATATGATTATGGGCAACCATGACCTATACTATCGTGAGAAACGTGACTTAAACAGTTTACCATATGCAGGATTATTTGATAATGTTACACTAGTTGAGGATATGTTGGTGCAAGGTGATATTGCACTTGTGCCTTGGTTAGTAGGAGATGAATGGAAAAATTTACAAAAGACCAAGTGTAGATATATGTTTGGTCATTTCGAACTTCCGTTCTTTAAAATGAATGCTATGGTAGAAATGCCAGATCATGGAAGTCTAAATGCAGAACATCTACAAGGTCCTGAGTATGTGTTTAGTGGACACTTTCACAAACGTCAAGCTAAAGGCAACGTACATTATTTGGGTAGCCCATTTGGTCACAACTATGCAGACACATGGGATGACGACAGAGGCATGATGAAGTTAGAATGGAATGGTGTGCCTGAGTATATTGATTACCCCGGACCGCGATACAGAACTGTGCCTCTGAGTAGACTAATAGATGAACCTGAAAAGATTCTCAATGAACACACATATTGTCGTGCTACATTGGATATCAATATCAGTTATGAAGAAGCAAGTTTTATTAAAGAAACTTTCAGCCAACAGTACAACGTTAGAGAGATAGCGTTGATCCCTAGCAAAAAGGAAGAGCATACACAGGATTGGAAAGTTGTAGACGACATTGAGGTTGAAAATGTAGACCAAATCGTGTACAATAGTTTAAACGCTGTAGACAGCGAAATGATAAACAAAATGATCCTTGTAGACATTTATAATTCCCTATGATTACACTTAACAATATTACCGTAAAGAATTTTATGAGTGTTGGTAATGTAACGCAATCTGTGCGTTTTACTGACAATGGCTTAACATTAGTGTTGGGCAATAACTTAGACTTAGGAGGAGATGGTAGTCGTAACGGCACAGGCAAGACCACTATCATCAATGCACTGAGTTATGCTGTATATGGAAACGCACTCACTAACATACGCAAAGATAATCTTGTAAACAAAACAAACAGCAAAAGTATGCTGGTTACACTGGATTTTGAGGTAGAAGGCACAAAATATCGCATTGAAAGAGGTCGTAAGCCCAATGTGCTTAAATACTATGTCAACGAACAGAACGTTGACGAAGACGAAGCACAAGGCGAGAATCGTCAAACTCAAGCACAAATAGAAAAACTGTTTGGTATGAGTCATGACATGTTCAAGCACATTGTTGCACTTAACACATACACAGAGCCTTTCCTCAGTATGAGGGCAAATGATCAAAGAGCGATCATCGAGCAATTACTAGGCATAACAATGCTTAGTGAAAAAGCAGAGGCACTAAAAGAACAGCAAAGGCTGACCAAAGATGCAATCAAGCAAGAAGAATATCGAATTAACGCAGTTGAAGAAGCAAATGCCAGAATTGAAAAAAGTATTGGTGATCTGGAACGACGGCAAAAAATATGGCGAGATAAACAAACGTCTGATGTCGAAAGTATCCAACAGCAAGTCAACACACTCGAAAAGATAGACATACAAACAGAGCTTAACAATCATGCGCTACTAACTGATTACCTCGATAAGAAAACACAAGTAAACACATTAGAAGCAGAAATTGCAAAGCTAGTAAACAGTATTACTAGAGAACAAAAGCGTTTAGAAAAAGCACAAAAAGATCTGTTAGCAACTGAACAACATCAATGTTATGCATGTGGGCAAAGTATCCACGATGCACAACACGAAGAGATTCTTGCGACAAAACAAGAAGCAGTAAAAGAATCTCAACAACATATTGACGATGATACAAATCTCAAAGCAGAATACGAAGATGCACTAGTACAACTAGGAGAACTTGGACAAATTCCAGTTACACACTATAACAAACTACAAGAAGCACTAGAGCACCAAAACACTGTTAATAATCTAAACACAGAAGCAAAACGTATTGCTAACGAAACTGACATGTATCAAGAACAAGTTGATGCACTAAAAGAAACTGGACTACAAGAAGTTGATTGGAATAATATGAATGATCTAACAGTAATGAAAGATCATCAGGACTTCTTGTACAAACTGTTAACAAACAAAGATAGTTTTATCCGCAAACGTATCATTGAACAAAACTTACAGTATCTAAACAGCAGACTTGCTTACTACTTGACTAAACTAGGATTACCACATGAGGTACAGTTCCAACCTGATCTTACAGTTGAAATAACAGAGCTAGGTAGAGAACTAGACTTTGATAACTTGAGCAGAGGTGAACGCAATAGACTTATACTTGGACTTAGTTGGGCATTCAGAGATGTGTTTGAAAGCATGAACACACCTATAAATTTCCTTGCTATTGACGAACTTATTGACAGTGGTATGGATACAAATGGCGTGGATGCAGCACTAAGTGTTCTCAAAAAGATCGAACGTGAACGTAACAAAAATATCTTCCTAATCTCACACAGAGACGAACTAGTAGGTCGTGTAAACACAATACTACAAGTTATCAAAGAAGGTGGCTTTACTACGTTTAGTACAGACACAGAATTTGTAGATGCCGAGTAATCCTAAGATATTCGAAAGCCCAGACGGAGGCAACACAGTATATCAAAGAGACTTTGGTTCTAGAATCAGAGAAAAGGTAATACACCCTCAAGAACTACTAACAAAAAAGATATTACCTATAGACATATTCTATAAACTATTTGGAGAGCAAAATGAATCCTAAAGACGAATATGATTACAATATAACTGATATCAACATAAACAGTTTCAACAACAAAGCTGACAAAGGCGATAACGATTTTGATGATTGGCGTGTTACTGCACCTTTAATTAGACTAGGCACAGATGATACCTATCACGGAACATATGATAGCGATAGCATTACTACTATTACATTAGACAGTGATTATGCTAATAAGTATATCAATACAAAATCACTCAAATACAGTATGCCAATAGATATGCTTTACAAATGGTATCCAGTACAAATGAAAGAATTAAACAACGATGACGAATTTCCTTTTTGATGTAGACGGTACACTAACCGATCCAAGAAAGCAAATAGATCCAGAGTTTAAACAAGTAATGCTGGAGTTTGTAAAAAGTCATCAATGTGTAATTGTAACAGGCAGTGACAGACCAAAAACTGTAGAACAGATTGGTTTAGAGCTCACTAATGCTTTTGAGAGAGTATATCATTGTAGCGGCAATCATGTGTTTATTGGTAGCCAAGAACACCATAAAAACACATGGACACTCACTCAACAACAACATGACTTTTTACAACAACAAGTAGACAGTATAGATTATCCAGAGAAAACTGGTAACCATATTGAACAAAGAACCGGTACTGCAAACTTTAGTATTGTAGGAAGAAATGCAGACTGGGATCAACGTGCTAGATATACTGAATGGGAACAACACCATCACGGAAGACAGTTAGTGTCATTAGCGTTTAATGAAATGTTTGACGATGCTGTTGCACAAGTTGCAGGAGAAACTAGTATTGATATTTTCCCTCAAGGATGTGACAAAAGTCAAGTACTAAAACACTATACAGACACAAGAACAATCTTTTTTGGAGACAATTGTTACCCAGGCGGCAATGATTATAGTGCGGCGCAAGCCAGTACATATTTTCATCAAATTGACCGAGGATATCAACAAACTTGGGAAATCTTAAAAAAGAGGTATATTTAGGTTGACATTAGCCAAGTTCGGCATATATACTAGTTGCTATATACTAACATGCAATGGACTTATCAAGGCAAACTTATTGAACAAATACCAGAGGAATACGTAGGTTTCGTATACCTCATTACCAACACCACGAATGGCAAAAAGTATATTGGCAAAAAACTGGCACAATTTAAAGTAACTAAAAAACC